GGCATGGGAGCGGTCGACGCCGCCCTCGCCGATCTGGCGACCGACGCCAGCGGCAGCGGTGCGGTGTTTCTCGCCGGCGACGGCACCTTCAAGGCCGCCGGCGGCGGCGCGGTGCAGTCGGTTACGGTGACGTTGACTTCGGCGCAGCTGAAGGCGCTCAACACGACCCCGGTGACGATTGTCGCCGCGCCCGGCGCGGGCAAGCAGATCCTGGTTTTCGCCGTCTTCTACGAGCTGATTTTTGGCACGGCGGCATACACGAACATTGATGCGCCGGGCCTCTACTACAACAACGCCCTCAGCGCTCCGATCGAGGCGGGCGCCACGGCCGCGAATATCTTTGGCGCCAGCGGCAACAAGACCGGCCGCGGCACACCCGGATCTGCGAGCAATACGATCGGCCCCAACGCCCCTGTCGTCTTTGCCGACGATCAGGCCTGGGCGACCGGTGACGGGACCGGCAGCGTAACCGCGTTTTATGCGACTGTGACGCTCTAGGCGATGATCCGGCAATTATTGCCGGCGGCGATCACGCCGCTGGGCGACGATGAGGTCGAGCTGGTGTTGTCGACCGGCTATCTGGCGCGCGACGGCCATGTGCTCGTGCCGCAGGGCTGCGAGCTCGCGAGCTATCGCGCCAATCCCGTGTGGCTGTGGTCGCACGACCCCTTAACCCCGGTCGGGCGCTGCGAAGAAATTACCGTCGACGGCGACAAGATCCGCGCCCGGGTGCGCTTCGCACCCGCCGGCATCAGCGCCAAAGCCGACGAAATCCGCGGGCTGGTCAAATCGGGTGTCATCAACGCCGCCTCGGTCGGTTTTGAGCCGCTCGACGGCGAGCCGCTCGACCCCAAGCGCCCCAAGGGCGGCCAACGATATACGAGGTGGGAATTGCTCGAAGGAAGTTTTGTCGCGGTGCCGGCCGACCCGTCGGCATTGGTGACCCAACGCGCTGCCGAGGGCGCCTCGGCCGAGGCTGACGGCGCTCGCGGCTATCGCCCGCGCCAGCGGCGCCACCACGCCGCGGTAATGCCGCCGCGGATCCGCGGCATGTATGGCGTTGGCCAGCTCGCTTACCTGTTGGACATGCTGTGCGACGCGCAGCGCATGGCCGAATTCGAGCGCTCGCTCGAGGAGGACGACAGTGCCGTCCCGGAGATGCTGACGGCCTGCCTGCGCGATCTCGGCGAGGCGCTGGTGGCGATGACGGCGGAAGAGGTCGCCGAGCTCATCGGTGACGACGAGCCCGGCGAAAGGTCGCTATCGGGGGAAACCGATCTCGCCTTTGTTGTGGCTGCAAAAACCCCGGCGGTCAAGCGCCTGCGTCTCGGTTATGCCGCGGCGCGCGCGGCGGCCACCGCGCACCGTGCCGGCAAGGCCTTGTCGGCCGCCAATGCGGCGCGGCTGGGCCAGGTCGAGGCGCACCACGCGCGCGGCATGGCGCACCACCGCGACGCCTCCGACTGCCACGGCGCCATTGGCGATTGCCACGACGGCATCGGCACAGCGCACGAGCGCTGCCGCACCGCGGTCGACGATCTCGCCGCCGACGGCGAGGATAACGGCGAGCACATGCCGTGCCGCTGCGAGCGCTGCATGCGGGCGCACCGGGCACTGACGCGCAACCTCGACGCCATCGCCGATCACAACACCGGGCTCGGCGACGAGCACGAGGCATTGGGCGACGCGCACCGCGGCATCGCGCGCTCGATCCGCAGCGCCAGCCGCTGCCTGCGCGCGGTCGACGGCTTTGAGCCCGGTGACCAGAACGATAGCCACCAGATCCAGACCTCGGCCGGCACGGACGACTCCGAGGGCTCGGATGACGGCCGGGCACTGAGCTTCGCTACCCGTCAGCAGCGCCTGCAGGCGCTGGCAAAAGCAGCCTAACACCCGCCCCCGGTTCGGGGGTTCCCAAAGCAGCGCCGCCTCAGGCGAAACCGCAGGTTTCGCCCAGGGGCGGTCGAGAGCACGTGCTCTCGACCGGATGACGCCGCGTCCGATCACATGGAGAAAGAGTCGATGAGGCTCGCGGAACTCCGCCGGCAACGCGCGGCGGCCTTTGACGCGTTTGCGACACTAGCCAACCAGGAGCAACTGAGCGAGGCCGAGCAGGCCGATTACACGGCGCGCGAGCGCGCAGTGACCGAGCTCGACGACCAGATCACGAGGACCCAGCGGGCATTGGATCTGGCCGCCGCAACCGCTCAGCCGGTCGCCGGCCAGGGCGCCGCCGCCCCCGCTTTCGCGGGCGCAGGCTCGGTTCCCGCGGCCCCGGAGCGCGACCCGTACTTGAACGAGCAGGCGGCGATCGACCGCGGTCTCAGAACCCGCAAGGGTCTGGTGATCGGCGGCATGATGCGCATGGTCGGGCGCGCCCAGCAGTCGTTTGCCAACCCGCGCGATGTCGCGGTCCAGCAATATGGCGAGCGCCACCCGGTGACCGAGGCGGTAACCCGCGCTCTGGTCGCCTCGATCGGCGCCTCGGGCGGCTTTATCGTGCCGCCCGACTACGTCGCGGAGATCATCGAATTACTGCGCCCGAGGGCAGTCGTGCGCGGCGCCGGCCCGCGGGTCATCCCGATGCCGCGCGGCACGATGACCCTACCCGGTCAGGCGAGCCCGGCGACCGCGACCTATGGCACCGAGACGGCAAAGATCGCCTCCTCGCAGCAGACCCTCGACCAGATCGTCGCCAGCTATAAAAAGCTGACCGCACTGGTGCCGGTCGGCAACGATTTGATGCGCTATGCCGACCCGGCAGTCGACGCTTTTGTCCGTGACGATTTGGTGAAAGTTATTGCGCTGCGCGAGGATTTGGCGTTTCTGATCGGCGACGGCACGCAGGGCACACCGCGCGGCTTTTTGTCGTTTGCCAATGCCTGGGCGGCGGCGCAGGGCGGCACCGTCGGCAATTTCAGCTCGACCGGGAATTCGACCCTGGCGGCCAATGGCACCGCCGGCTCTGTGCTGCAGGGCCTGAACGGCGGCAACTGGATTACCAGCAACGAGACCTACACCCTGGCGACCGCGGCCTCGGAGCTCGGCGGGCTCGTCAACAAGCTCGACAGCGCCAACGTGCCTGAAGACAAGCGCGTCTGGTTCTTCCATCCACGAAGCTTCAATTACCTGAACAACGTGCAGAATTCGCTTGGCGTCTACGTCTACCGCGAGGAACTGGCCAACGGCACCTTGCTCAGCTACCCGTTCCGCAAGTCGACGCAGATCCCGACCAATATTCACGACGCGACCAGCACGAACAATGACTGCTCGTTCATTTTTCTCGCTGAGATGGACGAGGTCATGATCCTCGACTCGATGAGCCTCGAGCTCGCGGTGTCGCGCGAGGGCACCTACATCGACGCCAACAGCAACACGGTCTCGGCCTTCCAGTACGATCAGACATTGATTCGGGCGATTGCCGAGCACGATTTCCAGCTGCGCCACGACAGCGCGGTGGCGATCGCGCAGACCGTGCGCTGGGCCCCGGCGATTAGCTAAGCGCGCCCTGAAGGCGCGCGTGCGTATCCCCGCGCAAGCGGGGACCCACCCCATTTGGTCTTACGTTTAAGGACTGGCCAAAGATGGCTGACATTGTATTGCAGAAAAACATCGGCGCGCTGATCGATTTGAAGCCGTTGCTGCCGGTGCTGAGCTGGACCGCCGGCGGTGCTTCCGACTCGGTGACCTGGACCGGCACCAGCATTGACCGCGGCGGTTTTGTCGGCGGACCGCTTTCTGTCGGCGAGATGCCACTCAGCATGGACGTTGCGGTCTACTACAGCGCCAAGCTCGCCTCGGGTGCCACACTGTCGTTCAACTTCGACATCCAGGACAGCGCCGACAACACCAATTTCAGCGATTTCGCCACCGAGGCGGCGGCGACGATCGCCACCGGGCCTTCGGGCGGCGGAACCCAGGCCGGCTTTCAGCGCATGGTGGTCAGCAATACCAATGCGCCCGCCGGCATGCCGGGCATCGATCTGACCGGGGCGCGGCGCTACATCCGCCTCTTGGTATTGCCGCACCTGTCGGCGACGCAGACCGACACCGGGGTGATCACCGCGGTCGGCATCTTTGCCGGCTGGGACCGGCTGGCAGCGCCGACGACCTAATGAGGCTGGAGTCGTGGCACAGCGCCGAGGACAAGCGCC